CCCTTTGGAGGTTCCATGTACCGGATTCGGGAACTGGCCGGACTCTTCGGCCTTTCTCGCAGTACGCTGCTCTACTACGATCGGATCGGCTTGCTGTCCCCGTCGGCACGTTCAGAAAGTGGATACCGTCTTTACTCCGCTGCCGACCGGGAGCGGTTTGCCAATGCCCGCGCTGAGTGGTGGTGGGGACTGCGATCCCGCTTCGAGAGTGGCGACATTGACATCGACGGAGACGAGGAGCTCGTCGAGCAGCTGGCGAACATCAAATACAAGGTCAACAGCCGCGGCCAGATTCTCATCGAATCCAAAGACGACATGAAGAAGCGCGGCCGTAAAAGCCCGGACCGAGGTGACGCGCTCATGCTGGCCTTCGCAAAGATCCCGTTGATCGTCCCGCCGACGGTCTATGTAATGCAGGATGATTATGCGATATAAGGAGGAAACATGGAGGAAAAACGGAAAGAGCCAAAAATTTCCAGCGAAAAGAAGATCACCGAACTGGGGAAATCCGAAGTGACTACGATCAAGATCACCCAGAACGCCAAGGCTGAACTTGATGCCATTAAGACCGACATTTCCGGCGAAGAGAAGATCACCGAACCGGGGAAATCCGACGTGACCACGATCAAGATCCCCCTGGACGTCAAGGCTGAACTTGACGCCATTAAGACCGACCAGGGCGAGTCGTACGCGGGCGTTGTGTCGCGGCTGATACCAAAGACCCAGAAATCAGACGGCGACATGATTACCATCCGCATCTCAAAACGAGTCTTCCAGATGATGATGATGGTGTTGCCTGACAACCTCAAAAGGGCAGTGCGGGGCGGCGTGAAAAAATGATCCGGGAGCAGATCGCCGACATGATCGCCGGGGGCAGGATCTCTGAGATGCACGATACAATTTCATCTGCACAGGCAGCCATCCTGGACCAACAGAACACAATCCACAAACTCGAACTGACGGTCGAGGGCCTCAAGGACGGATCGATCCAGGAATCGGCAGCATCGGATCTCTCCTGGCAGAGCCGCCTTCTCCAGGATCAGCAGTGGGTCCTTGCATCTGGATCGCAGCAGCACCGGTATATCCAGAAGAGCACCGTGGATTTGTACGCCGACATGGCCAACTTCATGTATATTTTCAGCCCGCTGATCCGGCGTGCGGTCACAATCAAGACCCTGTTCACGTTCTCGCGCTCCTATTCCATCTCCTCAAAAACCGGAACCGTGCAGGCGGCGATCGACAAGGTCAAGAAGGCGCCGCTCAACAAACAGGCGTTTTTCTCGCAGCAGGCCACACGCGAGATCGACGCCGAACTCCAGAAAACCGGGAACGTCTATATCGCCATCTGGAGGAAACTGACCCCGGCACAGATCCGGGTCTGGACCTCCTATGAGATCGGCGACATCATCCTGGACGAGAACGACTCGAATCGTCCGATGTATTACATTCGCAGCTGGGTTGATGCCAACGGCAAGAACCACGAAAAAGCGTATCCTTCTGTATTCAACGACAAAATAGTCGGGATCATCCGGACGGGGCAGGGCACGTATACCGTCGACAACGATGTCGTCGTCTACCATCTGGCCACCGACAAGGGCCTCCGGCAGAAGTGGGCACTCACTGAACTGACCGCTGCGATGAGGTGGGCGAAGGCGCACGAGGGATTCCTGGAGGACTTCGGTGCGATCGTCCGGGCCATCCGGAAATACACCAGCATGGTGATCACCTCAGGGGGTAACGCCCAGGTGTCGGCATTGCAGTCTCAGTTTTCCGGCAGCACAAGCAACGCCGGGACCCCGCTGCAGAGCAACCCAGCCGGCTCAATGCTGGTCGCCTCCGCCGGGACCGATTACAAGGTCGTGGACGCCGGCAAAAACAAGATCGTCGGCCTCGACGAATCGCGCTATTTCCTGATTATGGTCTGCGCCGGGTCCGGGGTGCCGGAAACCCTGCTGACCGGCGACCCCTCCACCGGCAACCTCGCCACCGCAAAAGAGTTGACCGGGCCGTTCCTGACCCTGATCGAGTCCCGGCAGGAAGACTGGACCGACATGATCGCGATCGTCTTCTCCAAGATCCTCGGAACAGACAACTTCGAGGTTTCCTTCCCGCCGATCCGATCGCAGGACGCCCTCGACTACATCAACTCGCTCATCGCCGCAGCGACACTCAACAGCCCAGGGGTCCCGGCAGGAACGATCAGCCCCGAGGATCTCATCGGCGCACTCTACGAGGCGCTCGATATCAAACTCACGCCCGAGACCAAGGAGGCCCTGGTGGGAGGGTTCATGTCGTATGTCGACGAGGAAGAGCCAGATCTCACCGCAGCGATCACCAGAATGGCGACGGCCGCAAAGGAACTCGCAGAATCTTCACGATTGACATGAGCGTCGCTACAGATCATCTCTACGAGGCCGCGGTCGCCCTCCAGAAAAAGCGCGACGTGGACCGCTTGGCAAAAAAGCAGCAGAAGAAATTTGCATCCTTTTTCCGTTCGCAAAAGAAGATCGTGCTCGAAAAGCTTGAAAAATATAATTATTTATTCTCTGAATCATTCCGTCCTCTCCGTGAAGAGACCCATATTACGATGGATTTTTGGAGGGCGATGTGGGGAGACGTGGAAGATCTTACAGACTCCACACTCCAGCAAATCGTCACGCAGGCAGAGACTATTGCTATAAATAATGGCATTCTGAGTGCAAAGAGTCTGATAGGGGTAGATTCGGCGTTCGACCTCTCAAACCCTCGGGCTGTCGAGTGGTTCCTGCAGCATGGCGGCAGCATCCAGTATATCAAGGACATCCAGGCCACGACCGGAGACCAGATCAAGACCGTCATCGCAAAAAGCCTTGACGAAAAATGGGGGTATAACAAGACAGCGAAGGCGATCTCAGAAACGTTCGACGGATTCTCACGTGATCGAGCCCGCCTCATTGCCGTAAACGAATCGGCGCAGGCATACGAAGCCGGCTCGTTTATGCTTGAGCAGGACCTCGCCGATCAGGGCATCGAGCTGGAGAAAAGTTGGCAGAACTCGGGCGACGGCAAGGTCTCTGACGGATGCCTCGAAAATTCAGCGGCAGGCTGGATCCCTCTCAACCAGCCTTTCCCGTCAGGCCACCAATACCCCCCACGGTTCCCAGGCTGTCGGTGCTGGCACATTGTTCGCCGGGTAAAATCATAGAGATCCGGGAATCCGGTATACCTCGACCTTTGTTTTTAACCTTTTAGGGCGCCAATATATCCAATGGCGAAAGAGTCTGCTATTCATGCCGGCCCGATCACGCGGTTTCGTGAAGCGCCAGGATCTAAGTCTGAAGACGGCCTGATCGAAGTCCACATCATCCGGCCGGGCTGGGGATCCAGCGGGTACTATTCTGAATCTGTTCTGCAGAACGCCTGCACCTCCGGGGTCTACCCGAAGGGCATGCACATGCACTGGGATCACCCTACCCTCACACAGGAGGCCGAACAGCCGGCCAGGACCCTCACGACGCTCTCCGCAGTCCTTACTGAAGCAGCCCATTACGAGACCGAAGGGTGGGACGGCCCCGGTCCGTATGCAATAGCCAGAGTTTTCCCAGAGTTTCTGGAGAACGTCCGAGCTCTTGATGGCCATATCGGGATCTCTCATTACGTCTCCGGCTCTGCTGAGGAGGGAAAGGCCCCTGACGGAAAACGTGGACGAATCATCACGGAGCTGATAGCAGATGCCCTCAACACCGTGGATTTCGTGACAGTGCCCGGCGCAGGCGGATCGTATCGCACGATGTTTACGGAGGCCAAGAGCCTCCGGCACATTGAGAACGCCAACCAGGAGGAAAACATGACAGACGAGAAACTCACGCTCTCCGAGGTCCAGAAGAGATACCCGGAGGCAGTAAACGAGCTGAGAAATCAGCTCACCGAGGAGCTCAAGATCCAGACCGACGCCAAGGAACAGGCAAAGAAACTGACCGAGGCGAATGACCGGATCAAGGCCCTCGAACAGGAAAAAGCCGAACTCAAGCGCAAGGTCGGGGAGGCCGTCGCCGCTGAGTTCGTCAAGACGAAGATCGCCGAAGCCAAGATCCCCGAGGTCTCCGCCAAGATCCTCGCCGAGACCCTGATCCCGCAGGCAGTCTACGCTGCGGACGGCTCGATCGACGCCGTCGCATTTGGAAAAGTGGTCGAGGATGCGATCAAGGCGAAACAGGCCGAGATCGAGGCGCTCCTCAAAGAGACGCAGACCATCCACGACAACGGCGGCACCCCTGCAGCAGGTACCGGCGACCTGGCGAAAGCGAAGGAAGGGTTCATCCGGACCCTCATGGAGGCCGGGTATACCAAAGAGCAGGCTGAGAAGCTTGCGGAGGCGTAAACCATGCTGAACGAAACTCATACTCCAGACAATCTCAGGATTGTCGCGTCGTATCCGACCACTCCGGCATCCGGGGGCGTTGTGATTTACGGCGACCTCTGCGGCGTCGCCGAAGGTGACGAGGATTCCGACGGGTACACCGTCACCAGGTTCGGCCCGTGGGTGGGCGATCTGTCCGTCACGGATATCAACACCGGCGGCATTGCCGTGGGGGCGCCCCTGTTCGCGTCGAAGGCGAACCCGGTCGTGCTCTCGAACCTTGCGACCGGCGTGTTCTTCGGCTGGGCCAACGAGGTCGTCGGCGACGGTCTGACCGCAACCATCGAGGTCATCAAGGCCGGATATGCCGGCGGGGTCCTCGCCGCAGGAGCGATCGGGACCACGCAGCTTGCGGCCGATGCCGTCACCGGTGCGAAAGTCGCCGACGATGCGATCGACTCTGAGCACATTGCCGCAGGAGCGATTGACAACGAGCACATTGCGACCGGGACGATTGCAAATGCGAAACTCGATTCTGACAACGTGAAGGTCGCAGAGGTCGCACTGACCGCCGGGGCGGCGAACGCATTCGCGTTTGCCTGGCAGAATCCCGAATCGGCAGCGATCCTGATCACCCGCGTGATCGTGGACCTCACGACAGCCGGCGGCACGGCCACGGCGGTCCTGGACGTCGGCACCGCCGCCGACGCAACCACGCACAGCGACAACCTGATCGACGGCGTGGACCTCAACGCGGCCGCGATCTACGAC